AGAGCAAGGAGGACGACAGCGTGTTCGCTCTTGGCGATTGCTCAAGCTTTTCGGACGTGGACGGAAGGTCTCTTCCAACGACTGCCCAAGTGGCTCGACAACAGGCCGTTTTCCTTGCACGCAGTCTCGTCGGATATCTCAGGCAAAACAGGCCGCTTGCCGAATTCCATTTCCGCGACATGGGGAGCCTCGTGTCGTTGGCCGACTACGCTGCCTACGGCACACTCGGCTCCTACGGTTTTTTCCGCGGAGGATTCCTGAGAGGGCACCTTGCTCATCTTGCGCACGCAGCGCTCTATCGGATGCACCAGATGGATCTCTATGGTCCCGTCAGGGGCGGTGTCACTTGGTTCGCCGACGACCTGTATCGCGCCGTCCGCCCGCGTATACACCTCGGCTGATCCCAGCGTTACGGCCACAATGACCCCGCGCTCAAACGGCCCGCGGCGGGTCGAAGCTATCATGATCAAATAGCCATCATCGTAGTTGTCGCGCTCCTCAATCCCGAGTGGTCACTCTGGCAGATTCCCTGACAGCGCAGCGCTTCGGCGGCACCGGCCTCGGGCTTGCCATCACCCGCAAGCTCGCGCGCATGATGGGCGGCGACGTGACGGTGACAAGCGAGCCGGGCAAAGGTTCGGTGTTTACCGTGCGCCTGCCGGCTGGCGAGCACACATAAACGCTATGAAGGACCTGCCACGCCGCCGATTTCTACATCTGGCAGTGGGCTAAACCATCCGCTCGCGGGTCGGTATTCCTAAAACCCGTTCCGCGAATCGCGGGGCACTGATGTCCGCCAACAGGCACTTTTGAGACGTCCACCGATGTCCGCTATTACGGTCGCCTGCGGTCAAATCGGCGTAGCTCTTGAGGGGAAGAGATACATCGTTACTTGAGCTACGGCGCTGACGCCGACCGGGATGAGGGCTTGGCTAAGAAAACTGTTGCCTTTAGGCAGCGGCGCGCCGCTGACATCGGTGTGCGCCATCGGGCCACAGCCGGCCGCAGCCGCAGGAAAAGCGGCCGCCGTGCTTGGCGCGGCCACGCCGGATGCAACAAAACCTGAAACGAAACACCCTGGCGGTCGTCCGGCGCTCGGCGACAAGCCGATGACATCGGCGGAACGGTCGCGTCGACATCGGGCGGCGAAGCGAGCGGCAAACGTCGAGTATCGGCCAGGCCAATTAGACGCTCTGTGGCCGCCCGCAGCAGCGCCATCCGGCCTTAAATCTCTGCTTCCTGGGGGTCGGCCGTTTTTTTATAAGATCGGCGGCTCATTCATCAGACTTGTCGCCGTCGATCAGCCGCAGCTTCGATGGCTTCTTGCGGTCGTCTTCGATCCAACTCGGCCAATGCTTGCGCTTGCTCCCCATCGGCACGAACAAACGCACCTCACCACGTTCGGGGTCCTGCGGCACGATCTTCCAGCCGAGGACGTCAAGCGCATGGACGAAGCGCCAAAATAACGGACCATAGAGCACCGCCCACGCCCGATCCGCTCGCCGATCTTCGCGCTCCATCTCGCGCCGCTCTTGCTGGGAAAACGTCAATGGAGCCTCCTCACTAAAAAAGCAAACTTAAAAGCTTTCAACCGACACGACGTTCGTGCGGCTCTTGGCTGTCGGTCTCGGCCACAGCCTGCAGCTCGCAAATCACCTGACCACGTCGCTGGCGCTCGCCCATAAATTTCTCAAGTAACGGCGGCGGCAAATCCACAAATAACCAATGCTGCCAGCGAGCAGCGTCGCCAGTAAAATTCTTATCCGGTCCGGCGCAATAGAAAAAATGCTCATCCCAGGAACGTTCAAATTCACGTCGCCACCACGCCTCCAATTCAGCACGCTCGTCCACGCTCAAAACGGTGGAGAATTCGTACAAAACCGAGCGCTCGTGCTCGTATCCCGGATATCGTCGCAGACCCTTTTCGGGTGCCTCGTAGTACCACCAACCTTGTGGCCGCCGACCACCCTTTGCCCATAACTCCATCACTCGGTCGCGATTGCGAAACCAAGCCTCGCGCCGTTCCTCGTCGGACCGGAAAGCCGAACCGTTAGAGCGGGGGCCTAACCACAGTTCCATCATTTGGAAATGGTTCAACCTCGCTCGATGCGACCTCCGCAGATATCTACTCCTCGGCATCGCGCGCCTCTTGCTGTTTCCGCCACGCGGTCGGACGACCGACCGAACGGACCGGCTCCAGATTCAAACCCAATTGCCGCAACACCCGAACAATAAAGGCGCGACCAGCAAGCTCGTCCTTTAGCCCTGGATGCGGCTTCGGACCGTTCTCTGTCTGAATAATTTCGCCGTCGGCATTGATCTTCTCGGCCAAGCGCGCAACTCGGTCGGCGGCCTCACACGCCTGTGCCAGCATCTCACGCCCAGCGGCATCATCGATCCGGTATTCGGATTGGATCGATTGCCAAAGGGACAAGCCATGCTCGCCGAGCTTGCGCGGCGGTTGAGGCGTGGTCGAGGCTGGATCAAACATGGTGAAAGCTTAACGCTTTTTCAGCGCGAAAGCACGGGACGCAAAAAATGGAATAATTTCGTCAAGTTTCGAGGGCCGGCGCGGTCGGTCCAGAGGGTCGGGGCCTCGCACGAGAACCCTCCCCCCGCCACGCGTCTTACGTTCGATGACGGGATGTCGCGGATCAAGCGGTAATCCATCCGCCCCCACGTCGCGATCGTAGCCATTCAACTCGCGGAATTTTTTGCGGCTCTCGTGGCAATTGCGGCACAGCGACTGCAACTTCCCCAACCAAAACTTGTTGACGTCGCCATGGTGCGGTTCAACGTGATCGCAAACGCGCGCTGCAGTCACTCGACCTTCACGCAAGCACCATTCGCATAGCGGCTGAACACGAAGTTGATGTCGAGCCATGCGTTTCCAACGCTCAGAATGGTGGAGGCGCACTTGCTGTCTCCTGGACGGGCGGCCATCTTACGGCCGATTTGCCAGTTAGGCCGGTCGGCACGTCTTGCTTTTTGGCATGCTGCCAGCTCGACGCCCGACCGGCGTTCCCCGCCGGGGCAGGCATTGCCCAGCACGGAACTTTAACCGCCGTCATCCGACGTTATGCGTACCACGGCATCGCACGTGAGACCGAGCGCGAGCCCGATTGCCTCCTCGATGGCACCTGGCTCGGACCCGACCGAGAACAACTCGGTATAGAACTCTTCGACCAACAGCGCAGCTTCCCGACGCGCTTGCTGCCTGCCACGGCGAAGGCCCAGAAAGTAGGCGCGCTGAAGAGGATGCAATCGCGACATCAAAGCTTGTCCAACAACCAACCATACGTCAACAAAATGCCGCCTGCCTGCCTCGACATTTTTGCAACACCTCAATCAGACCGCCGCGCGCCCATCATCTAATAGACCTCAAGAGGGTCGGGAGGGACTTTGTTCGTACAAATACTTTATTCGTAGAAGGGGGTCTTGTTCATAGCCTTTCGATAGCCTTCCGCGCCCAAAATCAAAGTTCCATCCGAGCAGGCATGAAATGCTAACATATTGATATTATTATATTATTTTATTTACGGATACTATCAGATAAGGGTCTTCAAAAAAGAGAGGGGGCTATCTACGAAGAAAGAACAAAGTCCCCACTTTGTTCGTACAGTACGAACAAAGTCCCCCCCTTTGTTCGTACTTTTAGATGCTGTCGGCATCGTACCATATCTGCCGCCGGCCGTATCCTGATCGCGTGGGTATCCGCTCGCAGACGGCTTTGCCGGCGGTTTGCAGCCGAGCCAGGGCGATGTTGACCGTTGCAACCGGCGCCTTGCGGCCAAACAGGACGTTGATCGAAGGCTTCCTCAGTCCCCACGTGCCCGCCTTGCGTAACTCCTGCAAAATAGCATCGGCGAGGGCATCGTCAGCCAGTTCACTGGGTTCCTCTGCGCACGATTTAGTCATGTCGCTCTCCTCTCTCAGCTGGTTGCAAACCACATCTGCCGTGGTCGGCCGCCAAGTGAAGATGTTTGCCGGCTGACGGCTCTGCCGTTCGCCTGCAGCCGGGCTAGGGCGGCGTCGATCTTGGAAGCCGATAGGTTGCGGCCGAACAGCTCGAAAATCTCCCGTTTCATCATTCCGTTGGTACCGGCTCCGCGTAATGCCGCCAGGATGACATCGGCGGGACCGTCGCCGGTGAGCTCGCCGAAGACGTAGCTGGAAGAGGCCTTGCAGAACCGCCACAGCGCCAGCGCCGATTCCAAGTGAGCGACTTCGATGGCGGGCGCCTGATCGAGCAGGGTGTAGATCAGGGCGAGCCGGATGACCTGCGCCTCGGCGCGTGCTGTCATGTGGTCGGTGAGCCGATCACCGCTGGCAGTCAACGCCGAGTATTCGGCCGTCCAGCGCTCCCGCGTTGCGGCTGTCATCTCGATCCGCGTTCTAGTGCGGGCCGCGTTCAGCGCCTCCTGGGTATATCGGCCGAGCCGCTCGCGTTCGAGGACCTGGAAATTGCCGCCATGCGGCAAGAGTCGTGCGCGCCGGACACAACCGAGCAGGAACCGGTTGGCGAAGCCGTTGGCCATCGTGGTTTCATCCAGTCGGCGTTGTAGCTCTGTGATGGTGATGTGGCCGACGATCGAGATGTAGGCTTCGGTTGCCCGCGTCGGGGTATGCTTGGTCATCGTGCCCAGCACTTGGCGGCAATCCCAAGCGTCGCGTACGATCCGGCTCAGGATGTTGCCTTCGCGATTGAGCACCGCCAGCACCGAGGAGAATTCAGGCTCATAGAGCAATAGCCGTTTGTCGTCGACGCCGGGGTCCACCATCTCCAGCACGCCTTTGCGGGGCACCCAGAGGGCATCTCGTACAGCGGCAATGACCCCTTCGCCTGAGCTCATGCCGCCTTGCATTCGTTCGGTCGCCCAAATGGGATCGGCCAATTGGAAGATGGTGCGGATGCGATCGGACGACGTGCCTTTGCGCGCTTTGGCGGTATTGCCTGCCAGTAGCGCAAACAGATTGACGAAGTGGCGCGTGTCCTCGACGAGATAGTGTGGACCACGGCCTACGGCGTTGCCAAAACTCGTCAGGTAAGTCAGCAGCAGTGCGGCCGGGTCGCTTTCGGTGTGGGGTGCGAGACAAGTCACCACTTCGCCGGCGAGGCCATAGAGCGCGGCATCGTCGAGTACCGGCCATGGCTCGGGCGTATAGGCTGGCGCGCTGCCGCCAGTGTTAGGACTAGATCCAGAGCTGGGGCCAGCACTGCTAGTGCCAGGACCAGATCCAGAGCTGGGGCCGGCACCGTTGCCGCCCATGTTTGCATTGCCGCCGGGGTTTGCGGTGGCATTGCTGGTGTCGTTGCTCTTGCCCTGCGGAACGATTCGTTCGGTCGTATATTCCTCCGCGCGCTTGGGATCTTCGGTCATGCCGCTCTCCCGCGGACGATATCGTTGAAGTCCTTCACGTTGATGGGGGTGAGCAGCTGCACCGTGCAGCCGGCATTGGCCGCGGTCTCTCCGCAATGGCGTGCCGCCGTGCATCCGGCATCATCCTTGTCGGCAAGGACAATCAGCTGCTTTACCCCCAGGATCGGCGGCAAGGTCGCCAGCCGTGCACTGCCGACGGTGGCCCAGGCTGGTCGCAATGGCCGGTCTTCGTGTGTCATGCGGGTCGCCGCACTCAGCACGGTCTCGAGCCCTTCACCGACAATGAGCGTTTCGCCTGCCGGCCACAGCTTGATGGCGCGCGGTGCATGCCAGCGCCCGAGGCTCAAGCGGTCGATCTTCTTGCCGTCACCGGTGAGTGCGGTGCGCAGAATCCCGGCCGGGGCGTTGGTTTCGATGTCGCGCAGCAGGGCCAGCAGGCAGGGATGCCGTTGCCGCGCTCCGAACATGCAATGGGGATGAAAGCGCAGCGGTACATCGGCCGGCAGTTGAGTCACATCGATGTGCCGGCCGGTGAGGTAGTATTCCGCCAAGGTGCCGGCGATCGGTTGCGCCTGTTCCCACAGTGCCAGCGCCATGCGCAGGGTCTTGCCATCATCTTCCGGCGGATGGGCGCGCGGTTCGAAGCTTTCCAGCGCTTCGATCGCCTCCGGGTAGGTCAGGCTTTGAACCTCCATCAGCCACGTGACGGCGTCACCGTTCGCGCCGCAGACGAAGCAGAAGAAGTGGTCGTGATAAATATGGCAGCTGGGCTTGTGATCGTCGTGGAACGGGCAGACCACCTTATTGTGGATCAACTGTGCGCCATATTCGCAAACGACATCACGCAGCGATACGAATGGAGTTTGGCCGTCGACTTTTGACACGTTGATGGCGGCAGGTGTCGCCTGTGGCTTCGAGCTTGAGCTCTCAGACGTCGAGATGGTCTCGGGCCTTGAGGTCTCGAGCGTCGACGTCTCAGAGCTTGCCGGCGAGAAGGCTGCTGCGGTTTCGGCGACTGCTGGGCGTGATGTGTGCTTGATGGGTTTCGGCGCTGCGCCGTATAGCTCCTCCCAGCTGTGCTTGGCATCGCCCCAATTGCGGCCGAACTTGAGGTCCACGCGCATCGGGACGCGAAGCTTGATCGCCTCGACGCACAGCTGCGCCACTATTTCGGCCTGCTCGCGGGTCGCTACCGAGCATTCGAGTGCATCGTGCATTTGCAGCAGCGGCACGATGCTCTCGCGCCAACACGCGTGCATCCACAGCTTGGTGTGGCGTGCAGCCGTACCTTGGATCAGCGCATTAAGCGCGTTACGGGTATCGGCACGCCAAAGCGGTCCCTTCTTGAACCACGGATGATCGGGATCGGTGAGTCGGCGTTCGGCTTCGGGGCGTTCACACGGCCCGGCGCCCTTCTCCCAGGTGCCCCCGGGGGCCCATTTATCGAAATGCCGGCGAGCGCCATCGTACAAGATGATGTAGCCTTGGCGTCGAGCGATCGACTGATAAATCTGGCTGAGTGCACGTAAGAACGGCAGCTCGCGGTCATATTGTTCATAGATCGCCTTGGCCTCGCTTTCGGACTTGCCGATCATGATCGCAAACTTGCGCATGCCGGCGCCGTAGATTTTGGCGAAGTTCACATTCTTGGCATTGCTGCGATCGATGCCGGTGAGTTGCGCAGCGAAGACGTGGAAGTCGGTGTCGGGATCGTCCGCATACCGTTGTAGGGCAATGTTGGTTTTCGGCACGTTGTGCACGGCGGCGTAGTGTACGGCGATGCGGAATTCCTGTTGCGAGCAGTCGGGCTTGGCCCACACCTCGCCTTCTTCCGATAGGAACAGGCCCCGAATCAGCGGCGTGAGTTCTTCGTCGCGCGATGGCATCAATTGCAGCGGCGGATCCGAATAGCTGAAGCGAAACGATTTTGTGCCGTTGGCCTCGGAGCGGTGAGGATGGATTTCCGCGTGAATGCGGCCATTCACAATGTAACCGAGAATGTATCCCTCAACGAAGTTGGCACCCGCCATGTGATATTTGTCGGCTTCGCGAATGAGCTTCAATAGCCAATGCGGATGGCGATCCAGCCATCCCTTTTGCCCGCCGGTGAACGACGGGTTGCCCTTCTTAGTGCGTGGATATTTGATGCCTTCACGATCGAAGGTCTCGGCCAACCATTTGTTGCGTGCCAGTTCAGCCATGCTGACTGGGGTGCCGAGTTTGCTGGATATTTCGGCGAGCACTGCATTGCGCTTACCGAGCAGAAGATCGCGGGCACGTTCAGCGGCAGCAACATCAATGCGCACGCCGCGCCGACGCATCTCCAACACCATCGGCAAAAGATCGCATTCGAGCCGATAGGCGAGACGCGTGTTCTCGCGGTCGAGGACAGGGTTAAGATCTTCGAATAGAGCTAAAGCGCGGGCAGCGTCGGCTTCGGCGTAGGGGCCGACGAAGCGTGCTGGCAATTGGTGAATGTAATTCTGCGGCTTGAACTTCTTGCGTCTGTTGGTGATCAAATCAAGCGCCGTGCAGCCTTCGCGCAGGAGGGCTTCGTCTTTGCCCGGTAGTCCACGCCACTTGCACAGCGCATCGAGCCCATATTGATATCTGTTTTCATCAATTAAGGTCGCAAGCGCACCGATTTCCTCCCACCGTTCGCCAGGGGGCGGAGTTATGTCAGCCTCAACACGCAACCAGCCGAAATCATAAAGTCCGTTCTGGGTGACAAAATGCAGGTCGGAAGCGATATGGTCTTTGAGCCAGGCATATACCTGCTCGGGTGCGAAATTTTGAGTGTCCGGATGTCGAATCGGAATGTAGAGCGTCTGAATGTTCGCTTCGATGCGATAGGCGACGCTTACGCCGCAGATGTGGCCTTGCCGTGTAGCCCAGCCGCTACCGCGATCAGCAGCGAGTCCGTCATCGCGCGTTTCTGTATCAAGGGCGATAAGCCCGACGCGGCGCAGATCGGGCAGCTCGGTTGGAATCGTCCATTCCATGGCGATACCGCTTGTGAGATGCAGGCGGGCAGGCATTTTGCGCCTGCCCGTGCTCTCGTCGATTGGCGTTCATTTAGAATTGAATCTTGTCGTTCATCTCTTCCGCCAGCGTAGGTTCGCTGACGGTTTTGAGCCCGGCTTTAGCCAACATTTCTTCCGCGGGTTTTGCCGGTTTTGTCGATGCGGTTGCCGAAGGAACATCCGGTTTGGCAGCGGCTCCATCTGGAATTTGCGGTGTCGCCCTCTGCATGAGTTCGACATTGTCGCCGCTGGGCGTGACCCAATTCAAAATTACAAAATGCGGCCGCTGCCGCCCGCCATACTGTGTTGGCATAAAGGTGTTCGATAGATGTACGAGCGGACGTGTGCCGAGTTGCCGATAGCGTTGCATCCAGGCGATCTTATCGGCGAGCTCGTGTAGCGCCCGCGTCCCTCCGACTGTAGAGGTAGCGAATGTGAATTTGTCGAGCGTCACCGGATCGAGCAAATACAACAGCCGTTGTATTTGATATGGGCCTTGCGATTTGCCAAAGGCTTCACGCCATTCAGATTTCGGGCAGGCCTCGTCCAGTTTCTTGATGTCGGGAAATGGCTGTCCTGGCTCGAGTACGATGGTTTCGAGCGGTGCGCCTTGTTGGGGCGGCCACTTGTTGACGACGCGCTCAACGCCGATTGCTAGCAAGTGCTTTTTCGAATCAAGTACGACACCTTGCTTATCAGTCCACGTCGCCTCGTTGGTGAACTTGATCTGAGTACCCTGGATCATACGCGGGTTGACGGCTTCATCTTCGCCTTCGTAGGTGTCGACAAAACCAGCAAAGCTATTGTCGCTAGCTATTGCCGTGCTGGAAAGGAGGTGTTTGTCGATTCGATCATTCTTATTGCTAGTTTCCATAACTTATACTCCCTTGTTTACCGAACTGACTTCGGTCTGCTCTCCCACTTGCGGCGGGAAACTTTCGAATACTGCTTTGATGATGCGGAACGCATTGTCCGGTGCATCGGGCAACGGATCATCGATAGGATCCAGTCCTCTACTTTGACGCAGCGCGGAAATCGCGACGTTGATCTCGTGCAAGCAGATGAGCCGCGTCGCGGCGTCGACCACACTCCAGTCCTGCGCCTCCATGAAGGCGACCAGCTCGCACGCCGAGCGCAGGTCCTTTAGTTGCGCCATCAGCCGCTGCATCACGTCGGCATGCAGGCCGGCGAGCGCCTCCTCCAGCTGCTCGCGATGAAATTTCTTCCACGCACGCAACAAACGGGCGTCGTCGGCGAGCTTCTTCTGCTGCTTGTCGGACGGGCGCCGCTTCATGGTGTTTCCTCTAAGCTGGGGAATGGCTCTAAGGTTTCGATTTTCACTGCGCTGCCTCCGAGGTGAGCAGCACCACAGTCTTCAAACCATAAAGCGCAAGGAGCGCGGCCTCCGCCCGCTGGTGATCCTTTCGGCGTGCAAAGAACTGATGCGCAGTAGGGAATAGCGCGATTGCTTTTTGTCTCGCCGCTTTTTTGTTCTTGCCGGGAAGTTTAAAGAACCGTTTCCATACCGACGGCTCGACAATCTCCAACGGAATCCCGCACAGTGTGATGGTGGCTTCGGCGCTGCCAACACTGCGCCCGTATTTGAAACCGGAAGACGCCCCCTGACGTGGCATCGCTTGCCCACGTTCGATGAATGCAAACGTCGGGCCGTGCTGAAGCAGCCATTCCTGGATCAAGAGGACGTTAACGCGTTCCTTCGCACCGGTACCGACAGTCGGAACATCGATGGCATCAACGAGCGTCGGCGCTGCGCCGTCGTTGCTGCTGATGATGGCGAGCCCGCCACGAATGCCGGGGTCAATACCGAGAATGTACGACATCACTTTCACACCTTCAGTGAATCGGCTTCGGTGCGGCTCAACAGGCGATACTTGAACTCCTCGGGGATCGTGTCCGACGGAATTTCACGTCCATCTGCGGAGTAGTCCGGACCGGGATTGATCCTGAGCTGGAGTGATTTGCGGATCGCCGCGAAGAACGCCCCCGCCTTGCCGATCTCGTCGGCGCCCACATCGACGATGGCGACACCGCCGAACTCGGTTCCGTTGGTGAACGACAGCCAATAGGTTGTCGGCGTGTCTGTTCTTTCAGCGTGAGGCTGACTGTTAGGCGGAGGCAGATCTCGCTGTTCGTATCGAGCCAGTATCTTGCCGTCCTGCTCGAAATGCGCCGCGATGATTGCTGGCGGGGCATTCTGTGTCCGCCAACGCGATTGATACGCCGCCTGTGACAAGCGCTTGCCGCGTTCCCAATCGAGCCTTTCAAGCGAAGTGAACGTCGACATTCTCGTCGTCGTGCCATCGGCGAATTCGCACACGAAAGTTGGGCCGACGCGATCTTTGCCGCGCTTGAAAATTTTCGACTTCCTCGGCTTCGAAACGCGATACCCCGCTGCCTTGACCATGGCGATGGCTTCGGCAAACGTCAGGGCGACCTTTGGCCTATTCTTTGAACCTTTGGGGCGGCCGCGCTTGCGTTTCATTTCGGTTGATGACTGCGCACAGCACGCGTCGACGTTCTCCTCGTGTTGAGCGCCCGGTGGGGGCATAGATTCCAGCAAGTCTAGAAGAGGGGCAGGCCGTGGTTGGCGACCACGTCGGCGCTTCTCACCGGTTGTGGGGTTCGCTTCCGATGGAGGTTGCGCGGGCGATCGGAGGGTCCGAACGATGAAGCCGGTATGTTTCCGATCGGTAAATTCAACGTAGAAACGGCTAGCTTCTGCAGCATCGCAGCTGACGCCCGCATCATTAAGATGGCGACGAATTGAGCTAAGCTGGCGGAATACGGTACCGGCCAGTAAATCGGTCTTGAGACGGCTCTCGCCGCCGTGCGCTTCAACCCATTTCAACATTTGAATGGCTGCGATCACGGTGCCGACCGGATGCTCCGCGAAAAATGCTCGCCCAACTTCTCTAAGCTTGGTCATTTCAAGCGTTGCCTTTTGCCGAGCGGTGATGGTGTCGTCGTTCATGCTGCGATCTCCCTGTCACGATAAAGCCACTGCACCGTCGGCGGCCCTTTGTGCCGGTGGGAGAAAACCAACCAGCAGAAATCTTGCGTGCCTCCGCCGGGTTTTTCGCCGCGGAGGATGACTTCACCCGGCGGCATCGAGGGTCGTGGGGTAAGCAGATAGATGCGAGCGAGCGGTGTGTTAGCGAGCCAGCGTGCGGCGTTCAGTCTGCGCGTCAGCCAGATCATGGCGACCTTGCCGGTCCCGTTCGTCAGGGCCAGCGCATGACGGACGAATTGATCGCAAGCATTGAATGGCGGATTGCAGACGATGTTGTTTGCGTGCGGTTGATCACAGCGCAAGAAATCGGCACAGCCACTGAAGTGTCTATATCCACGGTCGACAAGATCGGTAGCGTAGGTGGCGTAGCCAGCAGCGCGCGCGGCCTCTGGGATGCGCCCAAGGCCGCAAGCCGGATCACAAACTGCTCCAACGAATTTCTGGACCGCGAATAGACGCTCGGGGCACCATTGGGGTTCAACATAGAATCCGAGCTTGTCCTTAGCCCAGACGTGAGCACCCAAGGGTCGACAAGCAGAATGTGTACGCTGCAACATTACGCGGCCTGTTCTTTGTCAGTGTCTTTCAAAACGCGCGGCGGTCGATGACCGCCGGCAAATTCATGATTCATGCGGCCTCCTTTGGCGCATAGACCAGCTAGCGGAACTCGCAGCCCTCGATTTCCGCCGAGGCGTTCTCAAGTTCGCTCCGAAGAGAGTGGGCTTCATCATGGAGTGGGTCGTTCTCATCAATGCTGTCGAGCGACTCGACGCATGCGTTGAGGTGGTCGAGCGCAACGTTCCGCCGATCAGCGCGGGAACGTGGCTTACGATGTTTGGGTAGAACGACCCTGATCTCAGCAAGCCTGGCCGGGACGTCGGGTTCTTCTAAACGCTCAAGGGCGTCGGCCGTCTCGTCCAAGGTCTGAATGCGCTCCGACTCGCTTATGCCTGGCGGGGCGTTATCGACCGAGCTGCGACACTCATCGCCGAGCTCGCCCAGTGCACTGAACACGCCACTTACGACATCGCCCAGGCATTCGTGTTGGTGCGGGCCGGCCTCGGCGCCCTGGATGCTATCGTCCCCATCGGGATCTTGCCGACGGTCGTCGACGAGGCGGCGACGCAGGGAATCAGGAAGTCCATCGCCGGACGGCGGCGCACCATTGAGTTTCGGCGCGACGCCGGCCTCGTCGGCTGCAGGTAGAGCCGTCAGGTCAATCGTCTTCGGGGGTTTGCGATTGATGAGACCGCGTATCGCTTTGAGCTGGGCCGACGCGTCGACGCCCTCGCGCCGGAGCTGATCTTGGAGCAGGTCCACGAGGCGCCCCACCGACAAATGCATGGCTCGGAAGACGACCTCGAACCCGATGTAAGTCAGTGCTGCGGTGCGCTCGCCGTCGGTCGCATTCTCCCATATTGCAATTAGATCCAACGGCTGCGTCTCGGCAGCGGCGGTCGCCTTCAGGTCCGCGACTTCACCCTCTAGGGCATGAATTTGGATATCGCGGAGGCGGACTTGGTTCCGGAGCTCATCGAATTCGCTCTGATTATTCGCGCCGACGTGGTTTTGGTCGGCAGCCGGATGTTCATGAATGCGGCCGTCGCCGCGATCGGCACCGCGACGCCGATCGTCATGTCGGTGACCGCCATTCCCGGTCGCATTGCGCGGTCGCTTCGTCGCCGGCTGCTGACGTCCGTTGCTGTCTCGCCGCGTGTCCATTTTGGACACGGCGCCTTTCGCCTCCAGCTTGGCGCGCACCGTTCCGACCGTGGTGGGGCTCGCCTTCGCCGTCTCGGCGATTTGTCGATCGGACTTAGCCGGATCGGTCTTGAGCAGCTTGGCAATCAGGTCTCGCTTTTCCCCGGCCGAAAGACATCGCTGGGGAACAATGACGAAGGCGTCCGGATCGAGCAGGGCGTCGATCCAGTTCAGAGCGGCAGAGGTGGCAGGGGCAGTCGATGGCGTTGCTGCGGACGACGGCAATTCGCCGTTGAAATTCTGAGAAAGTTCCGTATTTTCTCTATCGGGATTGATCGAGTTCATGACACTCATCACCTTCCCAGGGCCGGTTCGTTTCGGACTCACCACTCAGACGGACCGGCCACCCTTTCATGTTCGAGACACACCAATCACTTGCCGCCGCCCTCGTTACGCGACGAGCTTGCGAACTTGACGAATGATCCGTGATTTGAAGCCGATTAGTTCGTTGCCGAACTTCCCGAAGGAAAGCTTCTTCGCGCGATGCATGTAGTAGACGTCATCGTCGGTGCAGTCGGGGAAGCCTATCGTCCGAAGGAAAGCCGCAATCGCCGGAGCACCGCGGAGCAGGTCCGAGGCGAGATCCTCGGTGTCGGTTTGGGTGTCGTGAGACATAGGCGCAATCCCTGTGAACGGGTCGCGCCTACTAATAATCGCACCCCAGCGATTTCGGTCTTATTCGCTAATTCGTCGAGCGAATGTTTTTCGCTGATGAAATTTTCACCAACGGCGACCGCGTCCAAGTCGTAGATCAGGAGCGTGGGCTTGCAATGCCGCCTGTGCCATCTGCTTCGGTACGTCTATCCCAAGCTCGGCACTCAATTGCTCACGGAATTCAGCAAGGGAAGGGTGGCGCGCGCCCGGCAGGCGATAGGGCCGGGCGATCTTCTCCACCGCCGCTCTAATCGCGGCCTGCGTCGGTTTGGGTGGCGCTCGCCGGACACGCACGTCGACGAACTCGTCCCGCCCGTTGCGCAGAAGCCGGGACAGGATAAAGTCAGGGACCAAGCCTTGCAGCTCGGCCGGCGGCACGGGGCGGCGCTTCGTCCCGCGGAGGCCCTTGATCGCCTCGACCTGCAACGTGCCGTCGCAGATGGCCTGCCAGCAGCACACGCGCAGCCCGATGAGCAACGTCCACGCATTGGGGATGCCCCAAGTATCCGCCCCTCCGGGGAAACCATCCTCCTCCGCCGCGCGCGCAATCGCTCCCTCGACCGTTTCCACATCATCGAGTAGCCGGAACGCTAGCGTTAGCGGGATGGTGTCGGCCTCGCCATCGAGCCGCCACAGGTCAATAAGGGCTCGTGCATGTAAGGCAGCGCCGGCGAGGTGAGCCGCGCGCGAGACCCTCAGCAGCCGCGGCAGCAAGAGCGTCAGGAACTCCAGGTCGACCTGCCCCGGATCGTCCGCCATGAAGGGTGCCGTTTGTCGTGCCGTTGTCATGCCGACATTTTCGCACCAAACTCCGACCCTTGAAAACGCTCACAAAAAAACACGACAAAACACCGCCCCATACGACAAAGGAGGCACTGTCCCGACAGCGTACTTATGCCGATTCCATGCGGATTCCTTGCATTTTCTCTGATCTAATTTCGGGCTATGACGGCAGGATCGTCAATCCGTCGGGAGGCGCGTGGAGCGTATGGTTGATGGCGATCAGTCCACCGGCGCCGGGCTCGTTGGTCGGCAGCATCTTGGCGTCCAGCTTCTTCTCCAGATGCGGGATCAGCGCGCGCATATAGGTATCGTAGCCGCCGCCGGGGCTCCCCATCGTATAGAACCGCACCTGCTTGCCGTGGAAGAACGCGGGCTCGCCCGCGACGCGCACCGGCGCGGCCGCGAAGAGACCTACGGCGAGCGCAGCGAGGACGTAGCCCGAGACATTTTGTCTGCCGATCGTCACCTCGATCTTCCTTTCCGCACGCTCGGTACCCGCACTCCGGGAGTCTCTCTAGGGCAGCCCGTGGCTCGGCGAAGACGGGCGTATGTCGTGACGGCCACCAACGGCGCTTGCGACGACGCTTGCGCCTGACGGATCGCCGCGGTCGCCTTTTGGTCCATTGCAACGGCGAATGCGGCCCGATCGCAAACATTCCAAGCCGGCACCGCCGCGTTGTCAACGACGGGTGCGATGCTCGGTCGGGACTTGGCTTGGTCGGACTTGCGCGGCAAACAACGCAAGGCGGTCACGCGGTCGCGTCGTCCGCGCCGCGTTTCGCCCCGTAGGCGGCGTTGAGCTTCGCCGCCACCGCGCGGCGATCGATCTTGCCGGCGCCGTTGAGCGGCAGCGCCGCGACAATGTCGACAAAACGGGGACGCGAATAGGCCGGCCCCTTGGCCAGGCAATAGGTCTTGAGATCCTCGGCCGTGACCGTCGAACCCGCGCGCGCGATCACCATCGCGGCCGGCACCAAGCCTTTCACCGGATGCGGCACCGGCGCGACCACCGCATTGACCACCTCGGGATGGCCGAACAGCAGATTCTCGACCTCCTTCGGATAGATGTTTTCCCCGCCGCAACTGAACATGTCGTCGACGCGGCTGCGGAAGTAAAAGAAGCCATCCTTGTCCTTGCAGAAGATGTCGCCGGTGTGCAGCCATCCGTCGGTGAGTTTGGCGCGCGTGATCTCGGGCTCGTTGTAATAGCCGCGGCAGACGTAG